CTCGCCGGCAAAAATCGTTTTGAATTTTTTGGGTCCCCCCCGTTCCAAGGATGGGTGGGCGATAACGGTTGTCCGCTCACATCACAACCGAATTGATTTTCGTTTTTGCTTTCTTGTTTGTGAATGATCGAATGACAAGAGCGGCACAGCACAACAAGGTTGAGTGGTTCGAGGAACAATGCAGGCGCACGACTGACATACTTGCGATGGTGAATGATTGCGTTAGGTAGATCGTTGAACAGTGACACGCCACACCGCACACACTGATAGCCACCATCATGCAAGGCTTGGATGCGCACGCGATTACGCCATGCGCGTAAGTCGTAAAGCTTCGATATATTTTCCTCCAAAAGAAAACGCGCCCGTGAGGCGTGACGCCGGGCGCGTTGCTCCTACCTAAACCAATGGAGTGGTTCGCTTAGTACACCAAGTTCGCGGGAATTTCAAGATACTGCAATTTCCTCAGCCACAAGCGACTTGGCGATGATGTAGGAACCCACCGAAACATGCTTGTAAAAGCTAGTTTTGGCCCATCGGCGCGCCTGCAGCACGCGCGCCACCGGATAATTCCAGGCGGTAGCCTTGGCCCAATGCAGCAAACACAACCGTTCAAGATCGTGCCGGGATAAAAACAAATTCAGCCAGCCGAACGCTTGCTCCATGCGTTCAATCTCTGCCGCGTAAACCGGCGATCGCGCGTTGGCCCACAATTCCAAAACCTGTTCGGATGCGAGCTCGCCACGGTGAACCATGTCGGAAAATTCCGGCGACACTGGCGGCCATAGCGTGGCCATCGGATCTCGCCCGCGCTTGTTCGGCAAGCGCCGTTCGATGCGGAACGCTTCCACCATCCGCAGGCGAACCCAATCCGGTGTCCAGCGTTGCGGCGTGCGCGAGCGCAACAGCGTGTCAATCGCGATGGTGGATAGGCGGGTCATTTGGCAAACCATTGCACCGCGTTTCCGGCGCCACGCCAAGCTTCCTCAACGTCAAATGATCGAAGCGCTTTGATGTGGTGATCGCCATCGTGATGGCCACCAATGCGATATTCATAACTGCCGTAATGCGCATGAAAATCAAACCGCTGCGGATGATAGCCTTGGCGCAAAATAGCCAGATCGCAGCCGTTGCCCCAAGCCTCCCGCAAAAATGCACCAAGCAAAACTTCGTCGTCGATTATGTGTGGGTAAGCGCCGACAACCAGAACTTCAGGCATCGCTTGCAAGTTTAAATCAATTTCCAAATCGTCTTTGGCCGCGCCATCGATCACCCGCCAACATTTTTCCAGATCGTTGCATCTGTCGATCATTCGCCGCATCGTTTCGTGATCGTTATCATTGATCCAACACAACGGCTTGACCTCAATCAGCACTAAGTGCGACTGACCGATCAGCGCAAAATCCGGTATCCAGCCGGAAAAATCCACCGGCTCATAAATCCAACGCCAGCCGGCCAAATCAAAAAACGCGGCCCATCGCGCTTCAAGTCGCGAGCGAAATTGCGTACCAGAAAACATTGTGGGAATTGCGTGGTTCATTCAGAACCACCAAGAACGCGCTTGAGCGATATCATTGCTGACACGCAGCCAGTGCCCGGCGATCGCAATTCGGCCGCCGTGGCGCGTTCAACAAATTTTGGATAACGGCCGAAAACGTCTAGCGCTTCGGCAAAAAAATCCGCGCCAAATTTTTCCGCAAGATCGTGCTGCCACGCAGATCGTGCGAGTTGGTGCTTGTTCGTTTTTGTTTGGGAATGAAGTTCGGCATCTTGTCGCAACCGTTGTGATTTGTCCACATCGGTTGGCCCTACTAGATCAGAAGGGATTATTAATTGTTTAACTACTTGGGATGCATATGCATGTGTTGCCCTCTGTAACTTCAAAGGGTTAGACCCCGAGCGCTGGACCCTGCAAAGTTCCGAGTTATCCTCAGAATTTTTTTCTGTAAGCCATCGCACATCGGCCGCAAGCGTTTTGATTTTTGACAAGCGCGAGCGCTTCGCTAATTCCAGATCAACCCGCTTGTGCAACCAACCGTGATGAAAAAATGCTTGCAGCCGTGGCCGCATCCGGCCCCATTGGCCGCCGCGTGGTATTTTTGCAATCCGGCGCAACGCCTCGCTATTTTCCGGCAATTTGCCGTTCATCCAATAGGAGAACAGCAACAACAAATAAGCACCGTGTTCCTGCGTGCTTAAATGTTCGGTATCCGCTAGGTAAGCCGGCACATTGAGCGGAAAAATGATGCGCTTGGGCATGACGTCACCCCAACCGCACGTTGGCCGGGATCACACCCCAAGGCGTGAGCGCCTTGAACGCATCGCCAAAATCACTCGTGCAAAGGTAGCCAAAGCCGGCCGCCATCAAGTGCGCGGCAATGTCGGCTTGCTCGGCCGATAGCCGGCCGGAATGGGATTTGAGTTCCAGGAACGCAACGAAGCCACCGGCCAGCGTGCGCATGTCGGCGCGGCGCACCAGCATGAAATCCGGCCAACCCTTGGTCACCCCCATGCGTTTAAGCTTGGAAGCCGTGGCCGGATCGCGCTTCTCGCCAAACGGCAAGTGCGTATAACGCCAGTTAGGGCAACAATGCTGGCTTAATAATTCCGCAACTTGGCAATGTAATTTGTACTCGGTAGCCTTCAAGCCAATCCGGCCATGCGGCGCCCAACCGCAAAGGTCAACAGCACTGACGCGGGCCACCATCTAGGCCACCCGGCGGTCAAACTTGAACAACCGTAATGGAATTTCGAAACCGCGTTCCGCCAAAACTTTCCGCACATCGGGAAAAGCAGATGCCGGAAACCGGGCGCCGCGGTTACGATACTTGGAAAGCTGTTGCGGTGTCCGGCCAAGCAAACGCGCCGCATTCGAGTTGCCGCCTAGCGCGGTCACCGCTTCGTCAAACGTCCGAATTTTTTGCAGGGGAAGCGTGCTGCCCATGGGAAGGCACTCCACAAACGCAACAGCTTCCCAAGCAGCACGCGCGCGCAATCTAACTTTGCCGATCGAACAACGCAAGCGAATGGAATTGCAATGCCGCCGAAAGTGAAGTTGGCCCGATCAGTCAGGCCGGTGCGCGTGCCGGCAACGGTGTCGATCGCCGCGCAAGGCCAGCGCATCGGCATGTTGCGTGAAATCCTGGACTGGTCGAACAAGGAAATGGCGGTGCGAACCGGAATACCGGAACCGTCGCTAAGCCAATTTATTTACGGCCGGAAAAAATCAATTCATTCGCTGGATATTTACCGGATCGCCGCCGCCACCGGCACCGATGCCAATTTTATAATTTACGGAAACACTAAGTGCCTTACCGTACTTTGGCGCAAACGGATCAGGAAATTCGCCCGCTAGGCGGCATCGTCGTCATCATCGTCCGGCGGCTGATTGTCGTCCACTTCCAACAACTTATAAAATTCGATGTATTTGAGGACACGGCGCCAGTCGTGTTCGTCCTCCGGCAAGTTTGGCACGATGTGCATGGCAATTTGTTTCAGATCGTATTTTCGCATCGCCATTTTAATTTTTCCTTTTAGGCAAAAATCATCTTTGCTTCCCGGACAATAATACCACCGCGCGCCCCAAGTTCCAAGGTCACACAAAAGTCCGGGTTGGCGCCGGTGGCGGTGCATATCGGGCAATGTTGCCAGTGCGGCAAAATACAAGTTGCCGCCGTGGCGAAATGCGCAAAGGCTGGCGCGCTTTCCGAAACCAAGGGCGACAAGGTTCGGAAATGACAGTGCCAACAACTTGGACTTACCAACGCGCATCGGTGCCGCGCATGGCGGAAGCCTTGAACCGCGATGCCGAAAACCTGCGAAACCGCGTGCAATGCCGGCAACTGCTTGGCTATGCCGGTTGGAACGATGACGCCATCACCAAGCATTTAACCGAAGCGATGCACTTGGCGCGCGGCATGCGCGCCGCCGAAATCAACGACTGGGTTCGAAAGCAGGCGAAATGAGCGAACACCACAAGCCGAAAAACCGCGCCGATTGGTGGGCGTTACGCAAGCAAGACGTGACGGCATCGCGGATCGGCGCACTAGTCACGAACCATCCGTATTGTTCGGCCTATGGCCTATGGGCGGAAAAGACCGGGCGCCTGGTCAGTGATGCCGATGACGATAGCCCGGCCAAGCGCCGCGGCCGCTTGCTTGAAAACGTCGCCGCCGACATGGCGGCCGATGAAATGCCGGATGCCAAGGTGTGTAAGAACGGCTTGGAATACTACCGCGATGGCACGCTGAAAATCGGCGCCACGCCGGATTTGTTCGTGGATCATCCCGAACGCGGGCCGGGTGTGGTCGAGCTCAAAAACATCGAACCATCGATTTACAAAACCAAATGGCTTGACGGCGAACCGCCGCTTTGGATCGGCTTGCAATGCTTGACCGCGGCCAAGTTGGTCGGCGCCGAATGGGCGGCGATCGGCGCGTTGCGGGTCGGCTATGGCGTGCACTTCGATATCGTGCCGGTGCCGCTGCACGCCGGCGCGTGGCAAGCCCTGCAGGATGCGGCTGGCGCGTTCTGGCAATCGGTCATCACCGACACGCCGCCGGCGCCGGACTATGCGCGCGATCATGAAATCATCAAGCAGCTAAACCAGTTTTCCGAACCGTTCACGCTGGACTTGTCGGACGACAAAGAATTCTTGATCGGTGTCACCGAACGCGAGCGCATCAAAAAGTTGGTTACCGAATACGGCCACCAATTGGATCGGCTGGACGGCATGATCAGGCACCGCGCCGGCACCGCGGAAGCCATCACCGTTGGCGATTTCCGCGTCACCCTGAAAACCCAAGACGTGGCCGGCTACATGGTGCAACCGCGCAAACAACGCCCAATCCGAATTTACAAGCGCAAGGCCAACGCGGCATGACCCACCACACCGACAACGTGATTGAACTTAGCCACTTGGCCGAAATGATCGATATGGCGGAAGCATTGGTGGCGCGCATTCGCACCGGCCAAACGCTGGCGTTCGCCCTGGTCAAACACCAACGCGATGGCACTACGCACCAATACGCCAGCAAGGCGCCGAACTATCACATGATCCATTCCGGTGTCGCGATCCTCGCCCACCGGCTAGCCGCCATGGGGAATTTCAAATGAACGTGGCCCAAGACATGATCGAATTCCAACACGGATTGGAAAAGCGCACGCCGGAATACGCCAAGGTTTTGCCAAGCAACATCACGCCGGCGCATTTCCAGCGGGTCGCCACCACCGCGGTAACGCTCAATCCCAAGCTTTTGAATTGCGAACGGCTATCGCTTTGGGTTGCGTTGATGAAAAGCGCGCAAGACGGATTGTTGCCGGATGGCCGCGAAGCCGTGATCAAGGTTTACAAGGACAAGGCCGGCTATGAACGGATGGTTGGCGGCATCCGCAAGCTGGTCCAGCAATCCGGCGAGATCACCCGGTTTGAACAAACCGTGGTGCATTCCAATGATCGGTTTGAGTACCGGCTAGGCGATCAGCCGCGCATCGAGCACGCGCCGGCGATCGAGGATCGCGGCAAGCCGATCCTGGTCTATTCGATCGCACAATTTCCCGATGGCACGCTGAGCCGGGAAGTGATGACGGTCGCGGAAGTTGAAGGTATCCGCGCCATGTCGCCGGCATCCGATGGCCCGGCGTGGTCGCATCATTGGGGCGAAATGGCGCGCAAAACCGTAGCCAAGCGCCACGCAAAAATTCTGCCCATGTCCAGCGAAGCCCGCGCCGTGATCGATCGCGACAATGAACCGTTTGAGTTTCCGGCCCTTGCGGCGCCTCCCAAGCAGCACGCGCCGGAACAAAGCCGCCCGCGTCTAGCCGATCAGTTTGACGCCTTGGGGGAATACAGCGAACCCAACGAGCCCAAGCCGGAAACCGAAAAGCGAACACGCGGGCGGCCGCGTAAGGTCAACCTAAAACCCGGTGCGTCCACGGACGATTGGGAACCACCGCCGCCAAAAACGATCGATGAAATACCGGGAAGCGAACCGACGATGTTTGAAACGGTGTTGCAAGAAACCGAACAAACGGAAGCATTCGAAACGCCCGATTACGAGCAAGGCCGCAAGGATGCGATGGCCGGCCGCCTCGAATGCTTGAACGCCGATATCAAAGCCGCGCCGTACCGTTACCGGGAATGGCAACGCGGTTTCAACAGCGTGAAAAAATGACCAGTCACCTAACCACCACGGATGAGGACTTGGACCGCATGGTGCGGCGGACCATTCCAGGGATGGCGCATTGGGCGGGATCGGGACCGCGCGGCAAATCGTGTGGCCAGTGCCAACACTTCGTTGAAATGTCGATTGGCGTTGGCCGTTCAACACGGTGCCACCGCTACGAAACGATGACGGGCCAACAGGGCACCAAGAAAATTCCGGTGAAAACGCCGGCCTGCAAATACTTTGAAGCGAAGCGTTAGGCGCCACTAGTTCTTTCGGTTAGTCCAGCCGCGGGACAAGGTAGCCGTTAAACCAAGGATGCGATGCGAACGCGATGGTTCCCAAAACGCATTCAGGCCATCGCGATAGTCAAAGCCCGTTAGTGGCGTCACGGGGTAACCGGGCCAATCCATCAATTCCCGCATTTTGTTTCCATAGGAGTGTTGCACCATGACGTTACCCGCGCCCACACCGGCCAACATGACTACCTTTCGCGCGATAAAGGCCAAGCGCATTCGCGAGTTGATGGTTGAATGGGCTGAAAATTCAATTCAGCTAGGAATTGAATTGAAGGCGGCGCGCGATAGTTTTCCAAGCTTGCAGGAAACACTCACAAAGGGATTGCGGTCACGTCGTAATTGGAAAGGGCGGCCAGGTTGGGAAAAATGGTTGAAGGCTGAAACCGGCTTAACGCTGGCCCGCGCGGCAACCTACATCCGTATTGGTGATCGCTTCGCTAATAAGGCCGTGCGCGGTTTTGTACCAGTCAACATTTTAAAAATCTTGACGTTTGCCAGCACGCCAAAGTCGGCCGTCGATGAAATCATTGAGCGCACCAATGCGGGCGAGCGTTTTAAGGACAAAACAGCCAAGGCCATCATCGACAAACACCGGCCATCACCCGCCAAGGCAAACGAAATCGCGCGGAAAACCGGCAAGCCGCAACTTGCTAGTGACGGTTTCTTATACCTTGGCGCCAGCCAAGAAAGCGTGAAGGAAGCCGCCGAACGCCGCACCGTGATTTACGCCGTGCGCCGCGCCATTGAAACGCTGGCCGGTGTTGAAATTACGCCAAACCAACTCATTGAATGGGCATTACCACATCAACTTTGGAACAAAAAAGAAGAAGCCGAAATAGACGATGCCGCGCGGTGGTTGAATGCTTTGAAGGCGGCATGGAGCGTTCGCAAATGACCGCGCCACAACTCATTGAGTGCGTGCGGTCAGTTTTGAAACTGCAACGCCGCACCGGACAAACAACCAAAAACGGCGCCGTGATTTTGGCTATGAAGAAAATCGAGGACAAAGGCGGGCCAACCAAATTCGGCATCGGCGCGGCGGCCATGCGCATGGCGCTACATCACATTATTGGAACTGAGGTAACCCGCCAATTCAAGGCGCCGCTCTCCGAACATGCCGCCGAATATGTTTTGCCGAAAAGCGCGCCGGCCGAGATTGTTGCGGCATTCGGCAAAATTCCGGAATGGATCGCGATCGATGAAGGAGGCGATGCGCTTTGGATTTATGCGCTGAAAGCCCGCCCCGAACATTGGTTAGCAAACGCACGCTTGAAGGATCGCAAAGCGCAACAAACCATCGCCAAAGCAAACTTCAGCATGGACATTGCGCGGCTACTTATGGCGCACGGTTATTCATCATTGGGATCGCTATTCGCAACAAAGGCGTGAGTGTTATGGAAATGTATCAAGTGGATTTCCAAGCGCATTTCCAGAACGTAGCCGATATTGGCACGATGTTGGTGTGTGCTTCCGGGCAAGATGCCGCCGGCGATGTGGTGTTGGCGTGGTTGGATTTGCCGCGCTCCAAAACAATCTTGAAGGTAACGCGGGTCAAACCAAGTATTTACCAACTCCAGCGCCGCAGCGTTTCCAAATACACAGAAAACGCAAGCGTGCGCGTAACCCACCGTGAGCCACCGCCGCCGCTAAACAAATTCAATATTTCGATTTCGGCGGTTGTAACCGGTCATTCCGAACAACACGCTTTGCGAAAGGTCGGTGGTTCGGTGCTGGCGCGCGTTGGAGCTCCACACTCCAAGCCGCCGGTGGCGCTGGCGATTGAATGCAACTTGGTTGAACCGCAACGAAAATTGAAAGTGCTTGAACAAGTGGAACTTTACAAAGCGCGCATTTAGGAGGTCGCACCATGACAAACACCGACACCAACGGAAATGGAAATGGATTGCCGCCCGAACGCGCCGCACTGGCGGAAGCAAGCGGCAAGGCGTTCGCCTTGCAGTATCAAACCGTGGCGCATGAACGCGATGACCTGGCCGCGCAATTGGCCAAGGTGAAAACCGATTTGGCGCTTGCGATGGTCGCCAACGAAGCGATGAAATCCGAAATCACGCGCATGGAAAGCCGCATGAATGACTTAACGGCGGTGCGTGACGAAGCCGTGGCCTATCGCGCCCACTATGAAGCTTGGTTTTCGCAACTTGACGCACAATGCCGCGCGTTCAAGCCGCCGGCGGTGCCGTTGATCCGCGACATTCAGAGCGACAACGATAGCGGCATGGGTTGATCCATGTGGCTTTCCGACGAAGAAGCCAGGCACCAATTTTGTCCGTTGTTGTTGGCCGCGCCAAAAATTGAACGTCCGGAATGCCGGGCTTCTGATTGCATGATGTGGCGTAGCAAAAAGTTTTGGCACGCCGGCGAACATCGCTTTCTTGGCCACTGTGGCTTGGCCAACGAACCAGATGAAAACCTGGATTTTTTTTGATGCGCCCCGCATTGGCCATTGCGGCGCTTGTCTTGTTGGCCGGCCCGGCATGGTCGGCCGATCGATGCTTGTCCAAATCGGAAGCGCGCAAGCTATGGCCCGATCGGCATTTGTATTGGATCAATCTTGGCGGCCAACGCTGTTGGACAAACCGCCGAGGCGGCCGGCGCGCGGCGGTGGTGCGGGTTACACCATTACGCGGAACTCAGGACACACCATCGCCGCCGCCGCTGCCGTTCATCCTGCCGCCGGCCGATATCGCCACCGCACCACCGCCGCGCCTTGCCATGTCCGATCGGTGGGAATGGATGATGGAAGCCCGCGCGGCGCTGCACGATGAAGCCGAACCGCCAGCGCCACCGCCCGGCCCGATCTATTCCACGTTTGCCGGCGCCGAGCCGGACGTGTGGCCGGCGCCGCCTAGCAATAGCGATGCCGCCTGGATGGTGCTTTTGTTCGGCTTGGCCGCGGTGGAAGCCGTGCTGTTTTGGAAGGTTGTGCAGCAAAAGTAGGGTGTTGCCATTTTGGCAAATCAGATAAACATCATGCCGCGTGGCCCGTGCAACTTCCGACAACGCGACCTTGAAGCAACCATTAGGGCGTTGCTGGCCGTTGGCGTGCCGCGTGAACACGTGCGGGTTGAATTTGGCAAGGATGGCAAGCCGATTGTTTCCAGTAGTCCGCCAATTCAACCGGCCCAACCAACGGGGAAAGCATCGGCATGGCTACCAAAGCAAAAGCCAAAAACCTACCGTGGCGCGTAAATGGGATTGTCGATCGGTACGGTGCGGTTCGCTATTACTTCCGCTTGCCCGGCCAAAAGCCGGTGCGGCTACCGGACAACCCGCGTTCGCTGGAATTTTTGAAGGCGTATGAAATCGCCCGCGGCCGGTTGGCCGAATTGCCGGCGCCCAAACGAAAGCCGATCGGCGCCGCCCGCGTGGCGGCCGGTTCGTTGTCGGATACCATCGTCAAGTTCTACGCCGGGGAAGCCTTCACCACGCTTGGCGCCGCACATCAAAACCGCCACCGCCAAGTGCTAGAAAAATTCCGCACCGAAATCACGGAAGATGACGTGCCGCGCGGCGAAGCCAACTTGGTTGAGCTAACCCGGCCGTTCGTGCGGCAATGCCTTGGCTTCATCGAAAGCTATCACCGCCGCCGCCATCTGTTGAATGCGTTGCGGGCGTTGTGCGCGTTCGCCGTTGACGAAACCATGATCGATGCCAACCCGTGCGATGGCATCCGGCTTGGCAAGAAACCCAAGACGGAAGGCTTTGCAACGTGGCCGGCGGAAGCGATTGACCGCTACCGCGCGCATTGGCCGATCGGCACCATGCAAAGGCTGGCGTTGGAAGTTCTGTTTAACACCGCGTTGCGGCGTTCCGATGCGGTGCGGCTTGGTCCCGAACATATCCGCGCCGGCAAATTTTCCATTCAACCGATCAAGACCAAGAACACTACCGGCGTTTGGGTCACCGCGCCGATCCATGAAGATTTGCAAGCCGCGATTGATGCCATGCCGGCGGCCGGCGCAACGTTCCTGCAAACCTCATTCGGCAAGCCATTCACCGTGGCCGGGTTTGGCAATTGGTTCCGCGATCAAGTTGACGCCGCCGGCTTGCACGGGCTTTCGGCGCATGGCGTGCGCAAGGGAAGCCTTACCGAATTGGCCATGCGCGGCGCCAACGCCAACACGTTGATGGCATTCGGTGGTCACACCGACATTCGCGAAGCGCAAATCTATACCGCCGCCGCCGATCGCGTTCGGCTAGGTGCGGAAGCCGCGCGGTTGATGGCCAACAATCCGCAAAAAGTTACAAACTTTGAGCGTGCGCGCCGTTTGAAAGTTACAAACTCCAAGTAAGTCAATCACTTAGAAGGCCATTGGCGGGAGCGACGGAAAGCCTAGTAGAAAGCAAAATCAATGGCTTGCGACTTACAAACAAAACAAAACGCGCACTGAATGGATTAGACAATTTGCCGAAAGTTACAACCTTTTTTCGGCAGAAAAACGCGGCGGTGTACCCACAGCGCCGCGCTAGGTGGTCGGTCGCGATCCTAACACCATCGCGGCCGGCCGCCTCAAAACGAAAGGCGTTAACAGCCAATGAGCCGAGATCGTCCGCCGCCGCAGCGACCGGGCTACCGATGGGAATGGCGTGATGGATGCCGCTGTGAGTTCTGCTTGTGGAAGGGCAACTGCCGTGGCGAGAATACGCCGCACTGGATCGAAGTGAAGGACATTATCAGCCAATGAGGGAACCAACTTGCAAGCTCTGCAATGACACTGGCGAACAGCGGTATTGGGAAGGCCGATGGCGCGACGAGCGGGCAGAGAACGAGCGGTTACGGGCGGACTGTCGCCGCCTCGTTGCTCACTGGAACGAGTTTGGACCAGAGCACGGGTTCGAGGAATTGATCGAGGGCGTTAGCCGGCGCCTTAATGGTGAGTCCGAGAAACAGCCATCATAGAAAAAATGATTTGCGCAACTTTGTTTCTTTTTTCGTCCAACGTTCATCGTGCTTTCTAAAAATGCGAAGTTTGAAACCGCGCGCGCCGCTTCAATGTTCATCGCGTTAGAACGCCACCAAACTTTGCGCGGCGTTCGTTTGATCCAATGTTGATGCGGCTTGCGCAAAGCAAACCGCGCCGATTTGCAAAATCCGAAAAACCGGTTTGCTAACCTTGCTTGGTCAACAGCAAGGCGAGGCCAACATGGTTTGCGATATTTATTTTCACGATGAAGCGCCGCGGATCGGATGCGGCTGGCGCCGCTGCATCATCAAGATCGGATCGGTTTGGACGGTGATCACCGAAAAGGCAACCGGCAAGCGTGTCCGGCTAACAACCGCATCCGTGATCTGCCTGCAAGTCAAACGCGCTGAACACTCAGAGCCGCCGCCAAGTTTGTAGCTTTCGCAGAATAAAATAAGCCACCACACCAAAAACGGCGATTTCCGCCAACGCGATCGCCAGCACAAGTAGGGTTTCGTTCATTTCCGCGCTGAACACTAACGGATGACGGCAATGGGCATGGGCAACCCGAACAACAACGCCACTAACATATAAAGCCCGACCAGCGCAACGATGCCGATATAAAGTTTTTGCACCACATCGGGGACCGGGAAGCCGATCCAATTGCAAAACCACAGGATGATTGCGCCCACCAAAAGAAAGATCGCAACCACGATTGCGACATTGATCAAGCCAAGAATGATGCCAGCAAGTGACATGGTTTCCTCCCGATTACGTGCTTAGCCAGCCTTCATCGTAAGGCACGCCGGCCCAATCGGCGGCCAGTTGTTGGGCCGTGCCATCGTAGGCGTTCAAGTCCACCGGCGGTTCGATGCCGATCACTTCGCCCTGGTCGGTGTATTGCCAGCCCCACCACTTCGACCAGCCCGGCGGCAAAGTTGGCTGTTCGGCATTGGTGTAGTGCGCCAGCCAAAGCCGATAGCGCGATAGCCGTTCGTTCGGCTTGCCGTTCAAGGCTTCCTTCAAGACGTGGCCGGAATACAGAACCGGCGAACGTTCCAACACTTGGCCAACGCCTTCCATCCATTGCGCGGCATCATCGGCGGACACGCCGGCATCTTCCCAATCAAGCGCGAACAGTGTGAAATCATCGGCCACTTCCACGCATTGGGTTAGAAAAAAATCCACTTGTTGTTCGATGTTGCCGGGCCGGATGAAATGATAAAGCCCCCATTTCATGCCGGCTTCTTTGGCTAGGTGAAAGCGCGCGGCAACCTTGTCGTCAACGTAGCCGGTGCCTTCGGTGCATTTGTGGATCACGCCAACGATGCCGGCTTCCTTCGCCGGCACCAACGATTGCGGGATTGTGTTCCAGTGCGATAGGTCGATGAAGGCTGGTTTGAGCATTGGCGCTATTCCTGTTTTTGCTGTTGGTAGTGCGGCACGCATGCGCGCATTAAGTCGCGCATGTTTTCGTGGCTTTGCGCCATGATTTCATGCAGGAACCAAAGTGCGGCACTAATGCCGATGACGTTGAGAATGACGATGCCAAGCAACCACGGTTGTTGCTGCAAGCCGGCCACAACATCTTCCGCAACTTGCCCGGCCGCTTGCACGCTTGATTGAGGACGATTTTCGTTCGGCATTTTTTATTCTCCTAACATTGCGGGTTCCATTTCAGTGCGGCGTTGCGTGACCGCAAGTACGCATCAATTCCAAGCCGCATCCCGCGCGCCGCCCTTTCCGGTTGTTGCGTGTGATCGCGCATCCAGGTTGCCCATAGGGCTTCCAAGTGATTTTCCAAAGCATCGTTCAAGCCGTGCAGCATCATCTTCCGCACTTGCTCGCGGGTTTCATCATCCATGCAAAAATCTTCCGGCAAAAACTTATCGTTATCCAAAAACGGTGGCCCCAATGGTTGCGAACGCGGTTCGGTGCAACAGGTCAGCACCGCGGCAAGCAACAGCGTGGCCGGTTTCATACCGGCGCCCGGCAAGCGATATGCGACCAAAGCGAAAGCGTGTTGCTAAGCGATGTGGTGGCTACCGCCTGCAGGCGGTAGCGCACGCCCAGCAACAAGCCGCCAACCCGGTGTGACGTGGTAGGCGTGGTGTTGACCGGCGAACCCAACAGCCGGGTTGCGGCATTGGCATCGCTGCCGCGCACCACCGAACACGTCCAGGCCGCGCCGGTGATGGTTTCGCCGTCCTGCAAATCGCAGGAAAAATCAAAGCTGTAAACTTCGCTTTCGCCGGGGTCGCCGGCGGTGAAATCCTGTCCCGCGTACATGGCTAGGCCACCTTTCGAATTCGGGTTGATCCTGTTGCGGTGCGGCGCCGGTCACACGTTCCGGCCGATCGGCCGCGGCCGGCGCCCGCGGTGGTGCGGGTCCGATCGGTGCCGTTGGTCAGGTCGCGAATGCGGCAAACGCCTAGCGTGTTATCCGGGTCGGCAATCACCGCGCCTTCAAGGATCGCCACGCCGGCGGCCGATGCGGTGCCAAACCCGGTGGCGGTGCCGATCGAACCGGCGGCGGTTTGGCTTGCCGCCGCCGCGGTGCCGGTGCCTACCGCGGTACCGGCGCCGGCCACAAACACCACCGCCGCGCCGGTCGCATTGGCCGTGGCTTGGCCCGTGGCCGCGCCGGCGACCGCTACGATGCGCGCGCCGGCCGCGTTGGCAGTACCCAAGCCCGCGGCGCTCGCCGCCGCACCGGTGATCGCCGTAGCACTAGCGGCGGCCGTTCCTTGGCCGCTCGCGCTGCCGCTGGCGGCCGCCCTAGCCGCGCCGGTGGCCGATGCCGTGCCGGTGCCTACCGCGCTACCAGCGCCCGCGCTTACGCCCGTGCTGGCGGACGTGGCGGCCGCTGTACCGGTGCCGGTGGCGGTGGCGGATGCCGCCCGGATGGCGGTGGCGCCGGCCGATGCGGTTCCGCTGCCGGTGGCGGTGCCAGCCGTTGCGGCAATGGCGCCGGATGCGGCGGAAGCCGTCCCGGTGCCGGTTGCGCTGCCGCTGCCGGCGCTTATGCCAGTGCTGGATGATCCAGCCGCGGCGGTGCCGGTCCCGGTTGCCGAACCGGACGCACTGAAAATTCCGGTGGCGCCGGCGGATGCCGTTCCGGTGCCGGTCGCGCTGCCGGCGCTCGCCTTAGTGCTCGAGCTCGCCGCCGCGGCGGTGCCATTGCCGGTGGCGGTGGCCGCCGTGCCGATAACCGTATTGCTCGCCGCCGCCGCGGTGCCGGCGCCGGATGCGGTGCCGGCCACCGCGTTGATCGAACCGCCGGCCGCTGCCGCCGTGCCGGTGCCGGTGGCGGTGGCCGCGCTGCCATCGGATGCCACCGAAACGATTTCGACATTGAACCACGAAACGATAATCCGCACTTTGGCCGCGGTGGCGGCTTCGCCGGTGGCGGCGGCCGTGCCGGTGGCGGTGGTGGTGGCGGCCACCGCGTTGATCGAACCGCCGCCGGCCGCCGCGATGCCATCGCCGTCCGCGGTGCCGGATGCCTGCCGCACTTCGGCGCTGAACGTGACGTTTTCCGCGATGTTGAAAAAGCTATCGCCGGTGGTGGCGTCCGCCGTGTTGAAGGTCAGCGTGCAAGTGCGGCCGCCGCCCATCGTGCCAAAATTGGTGATGTAGAATTTCACCATCAACCGATCGCCGGCCGCGAATGCGGTATCGGTGACGTTGCCGGCTAGCGTGACTTCGGCCGGGCCGGGCGATGTGAATTCGGCGCCAAGGCTGAATGGCCCGCCGCCGAGTTCGGTTTCGGTGCCGGCCGCGGTGCGCTTGAACACCCGGAAGCGCCCGGTGGCGTTGGCTTGCGCCGCGCTTTCGCCAGCCCAAATCGAAATATCGGTGGCGGTTAAAGTGAAGCCGGCCGCCAATGGTGGCGATACCCATTGGATCGCGGCGCCGCCCGCCGTCTTAGTCCATTGAATTTCGGTGCCGCTGGCGGTGGTGTTGACAACCGCGGTGTCGGATGCCGCGCCGGCGGCAATCAACATGTCGTAGTAATTGGCGCCGATGCCGTTGGCTTGCGTGTTGCGCAAGAACAACTTGGTTGCCATTAGGCAGCTTCTTTCTTGAACCGGTAACGGATTTTCACCGGCGGATCGGCGCCCGATATCGGGTTGGAAATCGGGAAGCGATAAACGTTGCCTTGGTTGTCATCGAATTCGGCAAACAGATTGTTGAAGTTGGCGATGGCGTCATATTGCGGCGTGGTCAGGGTTTGCACCGCATCGGTGAACGTGGCGGCAATGTTGGTGTGGTTCCAGGCAACAATTTCGGTGGCGCCTTCGAACAGCCGCACGGTCAAATCCGCATTGGTGCCGGTCACGTCCGGCGATTTCACATAGTTGGTATCGTTCAAGGTGGTTTCATCGATCGATTGGTAAATGTTGCTGGCGCCGCCGGCTTGATCGGTCCAGCCGTCCGTTGCGGTGTCGCCATCCGGCCGCAAGTAAATGATCGCGGCGCCAATCGCCGCGGCGGTGCCGGTGCCGGTCGCTGCGCCGGCCGCGCTGAAAATCGCGGTGGCATTGGTGGCGGCCGCGGTGCCGGTTCCCGTTGCCGTTGCCGCAACCGCCTTGATCGCACCGGATGCCGCCGCGGCAGCGCCCGATCCAACTGCGGTGGCGGCCGCTTCGGCAAAGACTTGACCGGCAACGCCGCCGATCGGCTTGCCGATAAATCCGCCGATCATGGCGTGGTCCGGTTATGGTGCTGGTTTGGCCGCTATCCGCCGCCGCCGGTGGCTTTGCCTTGCACCGCCGTAATCATCGGCACTGGCGGGTTATCGATATCCACTTGCCGCTCATCATCGGCCACCTTGTTTATCAATTGCAAAATTTGCTGGCCGGTCGCGGTCAGGCCGCCCGCCACATAGGTTTTGGTTTTGATTTGGTCAGACGTGCGCCGCGTTGGCGGAATGCTGGTTTTGTCGCGCGCCAAGATTTGTTGTGTGGTGGTATCCTTGGCGCGCACTTCACGATGGAAAACCAACTGTTGCAACAAGTCATCATCAATAAACACTTCGGCACGCCAGCAACGATCGGATTTTTGCGTGGTAACCGTGCTTGTGCCTTGGTCAATTGCCATTGCTTGCCCCTCCTATGTCAGTGTCAGGTTTGCCGATCGCACCACGCCATCGCTACCTTTATATTTGATGGTTAGTTGCGTGTTGCTTGTCGCCTGAAACATCATTTGGCCAATGGCCAATGGCGTGGCCGATGCCGCCACGGCAACAGACATTTCACCGTTAACGCTCAGCGGACCGCATATCATCTGCCCGGTGGCGCGGATGATTTGCAACGCAAGATAATTCCCCGCGCCGTCATTGCGTACCGCATACAATCGCATATCCTGGCCATCATATGCGGTTGGGCCGCCGGATGACGCACCGAGATAGCCAAACGACCATCGGTAAACGCCATTATCCTTGTAATCCAGAAAATTATCGCTACTGGACAAATCGTTCATAACAATACGGCCACCGCTGACGTTCAAGCCGCCGCCGACATTAAGCGCGCCTTGGATGCCGGCGCCGCCCGTGCCAACCGTCAACGCACCGGTGGTGGTGCTTGTGCTTGGGGTCGTGTTGCTGATCGCCACCGGGCCGGCAACCGTGCCGCCTTCGGTGGTGAATTGTTTTCCCGCCGGCACATCGTTGGTAACGTCTTTCAATCCGGCGGTGAAGTTGACCGCGGCGCCGGCGTTCGATGACGCCAACACCGTGTCACGGACCAACGTTGTGGCATTCGACATATGGCCGGTGCCGCGTTCCCATTCCGCGGCGGTTTGGCTGGAAACAAAATAATCAAAAACGTTTGTGGTTGTGCCGGTGCCGAACGCGGTGGAAAACGATCGCTTGCCGTTGACCGCGGCCACCGTCAAGTTGCCGATGCCGGTTGATGTGGTGGTTTGGTGAACAAGATCGGACGGCGCCGGCATCGCTATTTTCCAAGCAATTTTCGGATGGCATCTTTTCGCGCTTGCTGGATGTGGGCGCCAAGCACCGCCGGTTCACGATCGCCGTTGGCGAAACAATCCTCCGCCGCATCCATCATGGCGCGTTGAATGATCGGCGCCACTTGCCGGCCAAGCGCCGATCGGCCAACAACCGCAATCCCGCACGCTTCCACGATGCGCGGATACATGCGTTCGGCGCGTGGCTTCAAGCGGTCCGGCAATTGTGACGGATAGCCGTTATCGATCAGCCACCGGTGCGAATAGGCGCGCAAGCGCAAGTTCAAGCAATCCATTTGCGTGCGCGACATATGGATTGAAATCAACGCTTCGCGGTCGCTGGTCGGTTGCGGCAAGTGTGGCGCGATGTACTTCCATAGCCGGCGAACGCCCGCCGTGTCACATTCAATGAGACAGCGGGTCATTTCGTCGGAATGTTTGGCCACTAGTCAAACGTGATGGTGGTTGACGGATGCGCCAGCAATCGCGGCGTGATGCCGGACGCGCCGATCGCGATCGGTGGCGACACGCCACCGGATAGCAAGATCGGTTGCGCCGCCGCGCCGGTGTGGCCGGTTGAAAAATTAGTGATGGTGGTTCCCGATCCGCCCGATGCCGGGAAATCAATATTGGCCGCCGGCCCGGTTATGCCGTTCGATGGCGCAACCCACCCGCCGGTGGTACGCGCCACGCTCACCCGCGCATAGCTAGCGTAACCGGCTTCGGACGTGGCCATAGTGCCGGCGTCCGCCGGATCGGCGGTATGCAGCGCCACCGAAATGTTGGTTTCGCCGGTGCTGGTCGCGTAGTCAGTCCACGAAGTGGCGCGGAAGATCAGATTAACGATTGCATCCTCAGTCGTGTTGCCGATGGTCATAGCTTGTCCTTTCTGCTTGTGAAATTCACGCAAGGCACCGGTAATAAACGGCGATGCCTGCGCTGGCGGCGGCGGCGCCAGCCGCATCCAACATTCGCACCTTGAAGCTGGTGGCCCCGATTGAATGGGCGTAAGCCACGAACGTTGCGCCATTCCCGGCCAAGTTTGTAATCAACACGTTTGATGGTGTTGCGTTGAGTCCGTGATTGATCAGCATATCACCGCTGGCGTCAGTCAGGCCGTCGACACGCTCCTCGCTAAAAGTACAGTCAACGGTTCCAGCCTTGAATGCGCCGCTGGTATCAAACCTTGGCCTAGGCCCGATATAAGCCGTGCTGCCTACGACACACTGAATATGAGTGTCGCCACCGGCGGCCTGGTTGCATAAGATTGAATAGAATTGATCGATCCGCAGTAGGTTATTGAATCCACCGACATAGTTATTGTCAACCGGCGACCCCGCCGTTGTGAGTGATCCAATCCGAATATCGCAGCTATCCGACAAAATGGTGATGCCACACGGCATCGATGGAGGGACGCTTGCCGTTGTGGCTCCATAACCGATCAAGGAATTGATGTGACCGAGACAACCATTGGCCCCAAGCTGAATGTAGATCGCCGCGCCGCCATAGTCGCAGGCCACGCTTCCCATCTGGAAGTTGCCGCAAGTGCCGCCCGGCAAGATGCCATTATTAGGCGACTGGAATATAAAAATTCCCATCTGGTAGGCGTAAGTAAAAATCCTATCAATCTGCGGAAGATCAACGCGGCCAAGTTGAATTCCATTGCCGTGCGCCAGTGTATAATCGTAAACTTCTGCGGATTGCCGCCAGATCGGATGGAAGTGGATGAAATCCAGCCTCGCAACGTCGTAGCAATAATCAATCCGAATTCCGACTGTCAGCGGTTGCCCATAGATCCGGTGAAAATGAATGCGCCCGGTCGGATGGTTGTTCGAAGTCGTGCAGATAATGCCAAGCGATGGATTTAGAAGCGTGATGCTATCTACAAAAACATCATTGCAGGCGTTGAAATAAAAATCCCATGAGAAAGAGCTGGGCGTAAACGGCGTGCCATCCGGTTCCGGTTGATTTCGGAACGTGCCGAAGTCGCTGATATTCCTAAAGCCGTTGGGGAATGTAATGGCAGCATCATCGGCAACAAACCCAACCCCGGCGTGGTCAAGATGAACCCACGTCCCCTGTTCAACGGTTGGATTGTTGCCCGCCGAAGACCAAATGATGGGCATCCCTGAACCGGCGATGCGGGCATACTGCGGAAGGCTAATCGTGGTTGTCAGCCGGTGGATGCCGAAAGTCAGCTTGACGGGTTTATTCTGCGCGCTGCCTACGTTAATGGCGGCCTGAAGCGCAACGGTGTCGTCTGCGATGCCGTCCGCTTTCGCGCCGAGCATCTGGGGGACAATAGAAAGTTCGGCCAATTCCCACCACGCGCCATCGGCCGATTGAAACTTGCCGGCGTGCGTTGGTTCGCTGACAACCTTTTTGTAAAGCGCCGCGCCACCGTCGCCGTGCGTGGCGTAGCCTTGCACTTGAACGTAAGTGCGCGCCACGGGGATGGTTGCGGCGATGGCAAAGGCGCGGCTTGGCATCATCGGCACGTCGCCGGCGCCTTCCACCGCGGCTTGGTCGGCCGCCTCAATCGCCAGATCGCGCGCCGCTTCGGCGGCCGCTTGCGCATCCTCCGCCGCGGCCTGGATGGCGGCCGATGCTTGATCGGTCAGCAACCGGAAAAACGGATTTTGCACAAAGCCGATTACCGCCATGCCGGCGATCAAGCTGCCCGGCGCAACGTTGCTGCCGCTGGCGGTGATGATGGTAAGCGCCGCACCGCCGTTAAATGAGATTGTAGTCGGCGGGCCGGTGTTGGTTTCGTTGACGATGAACACAACCAACTTATCATTGCCAACCGGCAATTCCGACGTGGCAACAATGGCGGCCGCGGTGCCGGCGCCGGCATCAAATGCCCGGATAAAATTATATGGCAGATCGCCAACCCGCGACCATGAGCCGGTGCCGCTGCCGCCAGTCTTTTTATAAATGCCGTTGTTGGCCACGCCATCGGCAATCACCCAAGCCATCGTATTAGCGGCGTGCGCCAGATCGGCATTAAGCAAAGCAACCGTGAAATAAATCAAACCGCCGTTGGCGCCGCCGGCGTCATAGAATAATTCCATCGGCCGCAACAGGTCGCGGATATCTTTTTTGAACGGCTTGTGCGCGCCCGAACCCGGCACGCCGTCAACTTCAAAGTCGCGCCATACCGTATCGACGTTTTCAACCATGTGAATTTCCCCTTAAACCGTGGTGCCAGTTGCCGCCGCGGTACCGTGGCCGGCCGATCGTGCGGCCGCATAGCCAAAGCCGGGCAAGACAACGAACGTGGTTGACCAATCCGAAAGCGTGCCGGCCGCGCCATACGATGCCACTTCAAATTCAACCGTGGCGCCAACTTCAAACGCAACCAAAACGGTGGTTTGCAACCGATCGCCGTCAATGGTGGGCGTGGTTACCGGTTGTTCGATCCAACTGCCACCGTTGATGCGATAGCGAACCCGGAATGCCAGATCGGGCCGGCCCGGATCGTCCCAGGACACATTGAAATATCCGGCTTCGGCGGTTGTAACTGGACTTGCCGCCACATGACGCGGCACCGGCAAGGCTTGCGGCGGCAACACCAACATCGATGCCGGGATATAGCCTTCCTCCGCGGTGTTCCATTCGTCCATCGCCGGATCGGCCACGACGAAATCAAACCGGCATTGCCGGTTGGCCAAGTCGGTTTCGCGCCGGCGCAATTCGATCGCGGCGCCGGCCAATTCGGGAATGAGCGGATAATTGATCGTCACGTAACGATGGCCGGCCGCGATCATGCCGCCCAAGTTGGTGGTGACGGTGCCGCGGATCGCGTTGGAACGAAGGAAAATCCGCTTGGCCAGTCGGCGCAACTGGGTTGGCGATTGCACCGATGCCGGGCCGAACGTTTGGGTACGCGCCTTGCCGCGGTTCAGGATCGCGGCGTCGTCGCGCCACGCTTCCAAGGCTTGCGCGGTGTATTTGTGGCCCGGCGATGTGAACGAAAGCGTTAGTTCATCAACCTTCTGTTCGTCCGGCACGCCATAGTCAATTTCCACCGATTGGATGATGGATTGATCCAGCATCACCGCCGGCGGATCAACTTGGCCAACCCGCAATGCCAAGGCGCCGTCGCCGTCGATCGAAACCCAACCATCACATGCGCCAAGGATTTGGCCCAGGACTTCGGTCGGTTCGGTTTCAAACTTGAACCACGGATTGGATGCGTAGCGCGCTTCAAAGGCACCATCGCCGCGTTGCACCGCTTCATCGCACTTGGCGGCTTGCGCGGTCAGCATCGCAAGCGCCGGCGTTATCAGCCGATCGATGGGCAAGCCCATGCCGTGGTCTTGTGACGTTAGATAGGTGACGGCTTGCAACACCGGGTTTTTCCAAACCGCAACCCAAAAGCGCGCATCAACACCGGGCGTTTCGCCGCTGTTTTCCTGCACGCAAAGCCACAACATGCCGCCGCCGCCGGGCGTGCCAACGCCGGGAATTACAACGCCGCCCCACAACACGCGATCGCCGGCGTTGTAATCGGCGCCACTATCCCATTGCGGATAGCTCCACCACGTATCGGGGTTGTTCGGGTCTTGGCCGGCGCGGAAATCCCAGCACGGCAGAAACACCGCCGCGCTTGGCTTCGGCAAGCCGTGCGGAAAGAACGTTTGGAATTGCGCTTGCGGCGTGGCAACGGAAACCAACACCAATTGAACCACGCGGGCGCCGCGATGGTCCGGCGTCCAAATCGTGGCAAATAAACTGTTGGTGAAGGCTTGGCCATCGCGGTAGCCAACGCCGCCTTGCACATAACAAAACGGAAACGGAAAGCACTGGCCGCTTGACGTGTTCACCACAACCGCTTCGTCATCGATATAAACTTGCTTGAAGCCGCCGGTTGGCCCTTGGCACAGCGCCAGAATGTCATACGAATAGGCGCCGTTCGCTTCATAGCAAACATAGTTGCCGGCCACGCGCACTTCGCCATAGCCAACGATGCGCGGCGGAATGGTTTGCCGCAACGGGATGGTGCCTTGTTCGGCTTTCGGTGCGCCGGGTTGCAAGGCGTAGTTCAACGCCACCGTGCCGGCAATCACGGTGGCCGCCGCCAATACGGTGGCGACATTGCCAACGGTGAAGGTTAAACCGCCAACCGCCAATTCAGTGCCGGCGGTAATCAACGCACCGCCGCCCAACAGTTCGCCAATCCCGGCCACAAAGATCGGGGTCAGGATTGGATCGTTTTGCACTTCACTTCCCAAGCCGTGACCAGCGGAAACCGATCGAAGCAAAGCGCCCGGATCGATCGCGCAACGAACACCGGCCGTTCATCCATCATCGATGGCGCGGCACAAATGCCGGCCACCACGCCAACCACCGGCATCCGGTCGCATCGCGACACCGGCACCGAAATAATCCCAACGTCACCGCGTTGTGGCGATTGCGTGCGCTCAAAGTCGGCATCCATCGCTTCGCCAATGATCGGCATGAAGCCGCCGCCGTCATTGATCACCGCGCGCCATTCGTCGGCATCGTTGCCGCGGCCGCGCCAGCCTTCCGCCGGATCAACGCCGGTGGCGCATTCAACCCAATCGGCAACCCACAAAGCACAATTCACGCTTGCCCAATCCCAGCGGCGTTGCCGCGCATCGGCCAAAAACAAATCCAAGGCGTCTAGGTCGGCGGCCATCGCTTTTCGGCGCCTTGATGATAAAGCCCAACCCGTTCACAGAACCGATCGGGCGCCAGTGCCGGGTTGAGTTCGGCCGCGCGCCGGCGTTGGTCCGGATCGGTCATGAACGACAAGCCGGCGCGGCGCCGCCCGGTCATCCAGTCGCCGCACGATAGCGTCAGCGTTGCGGTTCCCGGATCGGTGGCGGCACCGCCGGCGCTGTGCGCGGCTCGGATCAGATCGGCAAAGCCGAACCATTCCCAATGAATTGGCCCCACCAATTGCCAAGCGTAATCCATCGCCGCCCATCCGGCATAAACCGGCCGGCCCTGGATCGCGGCTTGTTGTCCGGCAATGCTTGGCGCGATTTCGGCAAACACGCTTTGCGGAATGCCGGACAAACCGAATTCAACCCGATCGGCAGTGCCGTCGAACAAGTGTGAGAACGATGGCAAATCCAACAATTCGCCGGCGCCGCGGTAGGTCGCGCCGGTAGCATCAACCGTGTTGGCGCCAGGCCGGATCGCGCCAACGCCAAGCCACAGCCGCACCGGTTGATCGCACGCCAGATGAAAGAACAAGCCAAGCCGTGGCAGGCCGGAACCAAGCCACATGAATTCCGCCGGGTTCAGTGTCATGCCAACGGCATAAAGCTTTCGATGAATTGCAGGGTCGGCCGGCCGAACCGCCGCATCTGCAATTCAAGCGATGCCGGCGCGGCGAGCTGCATCACGCAACGCGGTTCGTTGAAGTCGGCCGCCGTGCCGGCGTTGATAGCTTCGCGCAACGGCGGTTCAATCTGCACGCTGTAATAACCCGGCGTTGCGGTTTCCGTAATCCCAACCACGCGATAAAACCGCCAACCCATATTCGGATGCTCGATCGAAAACAATTCGCCGCCAACGAATGGCCCCGACATAAGCACATGCAAGGTTATGGTGGTGGCACGGAGCGGCGCCGCCGCGCTTATGTTGGCATCCACCGAATAATGTTGATGGTACAGCGCATCATCGGAAAATGGCGTGTCATCCGGCGAATGCGGAACGTCAATATGATCGATGGCCGCCGGATCATCCTCCGGTATGGGCGCGTAATTGTGATTACAGATCGGCACGATGATTGGCCGCGCGCCTTCGGCCAACAGCGCAAGGAACATTTCAAACCGCCGCACCAAGTAAGATTTATTGATGACGATTGATTGCAAGCCATACGCCCACAACCCGCCGCCATCGGCGCGCGATGCGGTGACAACGCCGGATGCGGTGCGGCCGCCGGTTCGCACCGCGCCAACCAAGCGCGGCCGTTCGGTGACGGTTTCGCGCAACAAGTCATGCGGAAATTCCAACACCGGTCACGTTCCCAACATTGCAAAACGCGCTTGCCGCGCCGGCGCCGCCCGCGCAATGTCGCGCGCCAAGCGGCGATTGTTTTCCGCAATGATGGAGCGAAACGCGCCTTCGCTCATAGTTGATCCGCGCGCATCGATATTGGTGATTGGCGCAAACGTGTTACCACCGGCGCCGCCCTTGGTCACGCTGTTAGGTAACACCATGCCGCCAGCGTTCGGCACAAACAATTCCGGCCCGCGTTCGCCTACCACATAGGCTTGGCCGCCACGCACCGGCCCGCCGGCTTGGCGGCCGAACAGTTTAAGCAATGGCGATGGCCCGCCGCCGGCCGTTGGATTGAAAAACATTCCAAACGCTTGGTTGATGGCGGATCGCGCCAACGTCTTGCTAAGATCGCGCAACACGTCATTCAACTTTTTGCCTTCCAAAATACTATCGGCAAAGGCATTCGAAAGCGCCGAACCCAATTCGCGCGATGCGCTGGCCAAGCGGCCATATAGTTCCTTTTGCACCGCCAGATTTTGCGCCGCCTGCCCGGCCAACTGAATTTGTTTTTTGCGTTCCTCCGTCAACGCTTGTTCGGTGGTCAAGCCTTGCCGCCGCGCGGCTTCCTCCAACAATGCGGTTTGCTTCAAGGCTTCCCGTTCGCCAGCGGTTTTGCCAACCGCTTCGCCTTCCGCCTGTATCAACAGCAAATGTTTGGAAAGCTGGTCATCAAACCGCAACAGCCAATCAAACCCTTCCTGGATCGGCTTCGCCCAATTAACGCCCGATGCGCGCTTGTTGACTTCGATGGGCAACCGGTTGGCATCGTCCAGCGCCTTTTTGATCAACAGGTGTGCCTTTTCGAAATTAGTCGCCATGTTTTTGGTGAAGTCCGCCAATGGCCCGCCAACCGTTGCCGCCTGAATGGCGCCGGCGATGCGCGCCAACATGTCAAAAACCTTTTCGAATGCCGGCAACACTTCCGCAACCAACCGCGTCCCCCAACCGGACATTGCCGCGGATACGTCAATAAACATCTGCTTTAGCTTTTCCGAGTGCTGCACCAAGCGGCGCATTTCGGGTTCAATGTTTTTTGCTTCGTCCTTCATCTTGCGGAAATGTTCCGGCCCTTCGCCCAACACTTTCACCCATTGTTCGGTCAGGCCGAACATTTTGGCGATTTCAATTTTCTCAAATTCCGAACCGGCCCGGCTCATCAACGTGGCGGCAATTTCCAATCCCTTGTTGACGTCAACCACAAGGCCGTTTTGTTCTTTGTACTTGATGTTGTTTTGATCGAGAAATTCGGAAAGCCGCGTGGTGTGGCGGTTCATTTCGTCCATCTTGGCGGCCGCCGTGTCCAATCCCTTGAACATTTCGTCATCGCCAATGCCGGCCGATCGCGTGGTGAACCCAATGCGTTGAATGGTTTGCAGATCAAGCCCGGTTTTGCGCGCGGCATCGCCAAGCGCAATCATTTGATTGAACGCCTTGGTTATTTGTTCGACAACTTCCTTCATCGCCGCTTCGATCAGCTTGACGGTGCCAACACCGATCGCGCTGCCGATCGCGATTTGCGAAGTCTTGGTTTCAATGTTTTTAATTTCGCGTTCGGCAATCAACCCGGCTTCCTTCAATTGCTTTTCGAATTGATCCAGCCGCGCCGAAATGGCGACAATCAGTTGCGGCGTATCAGCCATTTATTTTCCGCGCTTCAATGATGGCTTGGCGTTGCGCATCGCGTTCCAACATGCGGTCGAATTCATCCGGCGTTATGCCCCTTGGCCGTTCGGCTTCATCGCTGCCGTGGCATCGGTTCCAGCCGTCAACGGCGGCCGCGAATTCCCAAAGGCTGGCGCGGTTGAGTTGGTCGATTGACCATCCAATGGCCGCGGCGTTTCCGATGATGGTTGACCATCGGAATGGTTTGGGGTCGCCGCTTGGTTTTTTTTTAAGTCGTCATCCGCCGGCGGAAATAGCGCCGCGGTCAGGACCGACAGCGCCGCCGGCGTGTTGGGCAACACGTTCGGCGGATAGCAATAGCGGGCAACCTTGGCCAACGCCTTGGTTGGGTCCATACCGCCACCGATCAGAGCAAGCCGAATGGTGTGGATGATATCGTCCGTCCAGGGTCCGCCGCGCATGAGGCGTTGCAGAATTTCCACCGCCGGCGCGTTGCGCAAGCTTTCCAATTCGCGCAATTCCCCGATCGCCAAGCGAAAGCGATATTCGCCATCACCCCATTGCAGCGTGATCGAACCGTCACCACTCACGGGTTAGGTACCCAAGTCACCGCGCCATCGCTGGCCATCGTCACCGCAACGCCGACTTTGCTGCCCTGTTCGGCGGTGACGTTGAAACCCGGCAACAAAAATTTGCCGGTCCACTTGCCGCCCAACGCGGCGTTCGGTGCGTCAACGTCAAGCTGCACTTCGACGTTGATCGATGCGGTGCTTTCGTTGAACGCTATCCAGGTATCCAAGTCGCCCATTGACAGGATACCCTCGCCGGAAATTTCCGCCGACATGACGGTGACCGCGCGTTCCGCCCACGCCGGCGCTTCCGGGTCGTCGCAATCCGGCACCGCGATATCGTTCATTTCCTTTGTGAAGTTGATGCCCTTGGAATTCAGGCCGCACGGCGCGGTGAACACTTCGGGCGAACCGCCATCGCCAAGCTTGATAAGAAATTGGCTTGACCGGCTAGTGATAGGCTTGGCCATCGTTGATCACTCCATGAAAAAACCCGCCGTGCGGCGGGCTTCAAAGTCGTTGGCCACTTTGGTTTCGCTTTAGATCGGTTCACAGTTGGCGCGCACGGTGATGACCGCGTGCGCGGTGATGCCGTCCGGGTCGCGCAAATATTGGGTTCGTTCGATTGTCATTTCGACAAGCCGTTGCGGTGTGTCCAGCGTTAGCGGCGCTTCATCCAGTGCGGCGGCCACCGCCACGCCCAGGCGCTTCACCGCAACCGTATCCGGCCCGGCCGCCCATCCGTCCAGCGTGACAAACACCGAACCGCCATCAATGCAATCACCCACATCGGGCAACAGATCGAACGGGCCAAACGAAACGTAAGGCTTGGTAGCGTTCTGCGGCACCGCGTCATAAATCCGGCCGGCAACGATGGCGTTCACGCCGGCATCGGCTTTCAATGCGGCCACGATGGCTTTCTGAATTTCAAGGGACGGATCGGCCAGGCTCATGGCCAACCCAACATGAACGCCAACACCGCAACCACCACCAGCAACACCACCACCGCCAATGCCGTTTGCCGGTTAAGCGTCATGGTCCGCCCTTTAGCGACACCAATTTATTGATGGCGGCCACCGCTTCGGCTTTGATGGCGCGGCGGATGCCGGCGCGCTTCTGCCGATAGGTCGGCCAAAAGAACGGCCGCGCCGCCATCTTTTCGGTGCCGAATTCGTTGGCCAAGGCGTAGTCATACGGCCCGGCCGGCGCCGGGTGCGTGGTGGTGTCGCCGCCGGCCCGCACCACCGCGCGCAACGGCGATCGGCTGGATGGTTCAACCCGGATCGAACGCCACAACGTGGCTTCCTTGCGCGGTACGGTGATGCGCATCGCTTCGGCCAATTCGTGCGCCTGCCGGAAAATTTCGGCACGGACTTGCGCCCGCGTGACTTCCGGCAATGCCGCCAACACCCGTTGGAATTTGCTAACCGATTGGTTGGTGGCCATTAGCGGAAGATCACCAACTGAAACGCGCGATCGGCCGCTTGGTTGATCGGATAGTCGGCCGCGCCGGATCGGATTTTCAGGAAGCCTTCGCGCAAGCTTGCGCCGCTGCCATCAACCAACACCACGCGATCGGGATACATCGGCACCAACAATTCGCCGGCCACCGTCCAAATATCGCGGAATTCGGCCGGCGTGTCGGACGGCGCCAGTTGGAAACTGACATTGGCCGGCGTCCAGTCCGCCGGCATCCGAAACCGTAACAGCGTACCGCTTGATATGTCAGCCGCATCGGAAAGCGATTGGCCGGCCGGGATGGTCACGGTAGCTACGGTGATCGGCATGGATCAAACCGCCACGCCGGCTTCCGCCAGCATGTCCATAAACTTGCCGCGCTCCACCGTGCCTTGGTACGGATCAACCGCGGTGCGAATGTTGTATTCCGTGCCATCCATCATGTTGGTTACCTTCCAATCGGTGCGGATTTGCGCGGTGTCGGGCGATCGGCGCACCCGGATCACCACCGGTTGGCGGCCGGCCAAGCGCGCGGCTTCGATGGTTTCGCCGCCAAGCCGCGGCGTGATGTTGCCCCACACCGTGAAGCGATCCAGCCAACCGGTGGAAACATTGCCATATTCATCCTCAACATCATCGCGCTGCGAAAATTTCACGCGGTAACGCAGATCGCCGGCGGTCATCGTTGAAACGGCCGCGGCTTCCAGACGTGCGCGGCATCAACCGGCGCTTGCCCGGTCAACAATTCAACGTGCGCCGGATATACGATATCGCCGGCATCGGCGCGCTGGATCGCCAGCGCCGCGGCATCGATCACATGCAAGTAGGTAACGCCGGCTTTGAACCGCACGGTGATCTTGCGGTGCGGCCGGTAGTCATAATCGCGGGTCAGGTAAACGGTTTTCATGCGCGCGGCGTCCACCACGTTGCATTTACCTTCAAATCCGGTGCCACGTATTCGCGGCCGGGTATGAGTATCTCCCTGTGTTCAAAAAGATGAGCGGCGTGGCGCAACACCACGTCAAGCACATCGGGCGGCAACCGCGCCGCCGCGGTATCGGGCGGTGGCGGCATTTGCGCGCCACACGTCAACGTCAATGCCAAGTTGATGACGTGGGCGCCAACCAACACTTGCAACGGAACGCCGTGGATACTGTCCCACTTCATCGCCACGGAATAGTTGGCCGCCACATCGGCCGGCGGCTCGCCGCCGGTTGCGGTCAAGCTTTGCACCGGCCGCACCGGAATGTTGGCCGCGCCATCGATAAATTCCGATGACAACGGCAACCACTCAATCACCGTAGGGTTTAAACACACTTCGTTGACCGCCTGAAAATTTCCGATCGCGCGTTGCACCGCGTAGCGCACCGCTTCATCCTCGGCATTGTGGTCAACCCGCATATGCTGCTTAGCCAGCACCAACAGCGCATCCGGCAAGGCATCGATGTTTTCCGACACCACCAAATGACGCGCCGGCTTCCAAGTCATGCCGCCGCCGCTTCGGTGACGAATTCAAACGTTTTGATTTCGCCGCTGGTGAACTCAACAATCAAGTGGCCGTGTTCAACCGTCATGTCGGCAATGCCGATGCCCGCCGGGCCGGCCGGCCCCCGCTCGCCGCGTTCGCCCCGATCGCCCTGCCGGCCCGGCTTGCCGCGTTGGACGATTTGCATCCAAGCGTTATCGCTGCCCGGCAACTCGCCGGGATTGTCTTTTGTCGCCGCCCAGGCGCCGCCATCGTGCGCCACCACATCGTTGGTCGCGTAGGTTTCTTTTGGGTCATAGGCGCGGCGAAACCGCCACGGAGCGAGTGGTGAACCCGCTGGCCCCGCCGCGCCCGGTTCACCGGGATCGCCCTTTTCGCCCGGCGGGCCAACATTGCCGGGCGGGCCGGGCAATCCCGGTTCGCCATCCTTCAAATCCATATCCTTGATCAGCGCCGCCACGTGATCGCGCATCTTGTGTTCAAGTTCTAAAAACCGAACGCCGATCACGTTGCCGTATTCGTCAATCCGTTCACGCTGCCGCGCCACGTCCGCCGACAAGGCATGATCAGCGGCAAGCCGCGCCGCGCGTTCCTCCCCGATCACGTCACCAATCGCGGCGATCAATTCATGCGGCGCGTTCATATTGCCTCACAGCTTTTCGCAATTGATAAGCCAGCACGGCACGGCTTTCCTCACGCTCGCGGTCATCCGGTGCGGGCGCTGGCGCCGGCGTTGGCTTGCTTGGTTCGGTGACCGCGGAGAGCGGCAACAACTGTTGTTGCACCCGCGGTTCATCGCCGGCTTGCACCGGCGGCAAGCCTTCCAATTCGCGCGCTTCGTTCGGCGCAAAAATGCCGCCCTGCACGCCGCGCACTTCGGCTTCAATGCGTTCCTTGAAATTAGTGCGCAACAGGGTTTTCACATCAAGTTCGCACCACTCCCGGCCGGCCGGCACCACGTCCAGCGCAAAGAACGCATCAAACGATTTTTCGATATGGTTGATCAGCCAACCCAAGCCAGCCGCCAGCCATTCTTGCATTTGCGCTTCGGCGGATTTCACGGTGCCGCCATCGGCTAGGCCAACGATCATCGGCGGCACGCCGAACACCGCGGCCACCGCGCGATCGGACAATTTCAACTGTTCGACAATTTGGGCGTCAACGTTGGACACCGACACCGGGTTGAATTTCAAGCCGCGGGTCAGGATCGGCACGCCGCCAGCGTTCATGCCTTGCGCGTGTTCGTTCCAAAGCGCACGCATTTCATCCACTTGCGCCTTGGTCAAGACTAGATCGGTTTGCAGCACGCCGGACGGCCGCGACATGTTGTTGGCGAATGTGGTGGCCGATTTGTTGATGGCGAGCCGCGCCGCCAATTCCGGCGCCAAGGCTTGCAACCACGTCACGCCAACCAACGGATGGCGCGGCGTTTTTAGTTTGATGTGCAGCACATCGCGGGCCGGCACGATCAGCGAACGCGAACCGAACATTTCGAAATTCTGCAACGGCGGTTCGGTGATTTCGTAGAACACTTCCCGCGTGGATTGGCCAACCACGGTGGCTTCGCGCACCGAACATTGCCGCGGATCGGTCCAGTGTAGAGCGGTGATTTCGTTGCGATCGTTTCTGGCCGCCAGCGAATACGAATTTCCGTTGTAGAGCAGCGATGAAATCACATGCACCAAAAAGTCGGATGGCGTCTGGTAGGAATTCGGCACCCGCAACACCCGCGACAAGGCGGATGAATTGACGACTTCGCTGCCGCCGGTTTCCTTTTCGCGCATGTGGTAGCCGGGCAATTGCGCGATGGCGCGCACGTAAGCCCACACGCAAGCTTCCACGATCGAACAACCCGGATACGGCAACGGGTCGTAGTCCAGTTGCCAGAAATTCCAGAATTGCCCCCATTCGTGCGGCAACCAGCCATCGCGCAAATGGTACGGGCCGGCGTGATAGTTGCCCTCGCCGGCCGGGTTAATTTTCTGGCGCGATGTGAACGCCCGCGCCAGATTGGCTAACACGCCCATCGGCTATTCGCCGCGCTTGACGTTCCGGGTTTTGTACTTGCCGCCTTCATCGCCCGGCGTCATGTCGCGGGTTTCGTCCTCCGGCTCGCCGCGCAATTTGTTGGCCGCCTTTTCCGCCGCTTCCAGCGCCTTGTTGCGTTCCTCCGGTGTCGGTTCTTTGGGCGGTTCGTCGGCCACCGGCGCGTCCGGGTCAACCGCCCAACCGTCCGCGATGGCTTGCTTGGCTTCCGCCGGCGATACCGTCAACCGCTGCCCGGCGTATGGTCCCAACGTGCAATAGATGCTGGTTGGCTCGTTGTGGTCTTTGGTTTCCTTGGCCATTGGTTTTCCTCGTTTCTGACGTTTCGCCGGCGGCCGTCGCCGCCGGCGCCGCGCTTGGCGCTTTGCTTTGCGCTTTGGTTTTCTACCAGCCAACCGATGCAATGGTTTGCACCATCCCGGTTCGCCGCATGATCCAAGTCACGTAAAGCGACATGCGGATGGCAACGCTGTCAGTCTGGAACAGCGAACGCGCCGGCGCCGCAACCGTGGCCGGCGAGCCCACCGTGCCGATCGCCAACGGCGTGGTGTCCTCTTCGTGGATGGTCGCCTCGGTCGAAACCGCAAAGCGCGGCGTGTCGCCGGTTGCGGTGACGAAGTCGGCGGCATCGATCGCGATGATGCGGCCGGCGGTTACGGTTTGACTGACGATGAAGCGCGCGTTCATCTTGGCGCCCGCCGCTTCCACGCTGCCAAACACGAAATCGCCGGTGGTGGTCTGCACCAAGCCAAGCGACAGTGCTTGTGCCGGGTTGATCAGCATCACGATGTTGCGGCCGCCGCCGGCGGCCAGGATCGCGGCCACAAGCTGTTTCAAGTCCGCGATCATCTTTTCCGCCGCGGTGCCGCTCGCCGTTGCGGTCAGCGGCGTGACGCCGTTGAGCAACCCGGCCGGCCGCACGCCGGTTGACTTGGCGGTGGCATCGATCAGGAACGTGTCAAGCTGTTCGGACGTGTCGTCCGTCATCGCTTGCCGGATGATGCCTTCAATTGCCGGCGATGAATAAAGCGCCATTTCCTCCGTGAAAGTGGAAATTACCGCCAGTTTGTAGGGTTCCAGCGTGACGGTTGACAGGCTGGCTTTCTTGACCGGCTTGGCGCCGCCTTCCGCAACCCACGCGCCGGTTATCTTGCTGGTCGTGGTCCGCGTTGGGATTTTGATTGAGTTGATGCCGTTGCCGAAGCTTAGCCGCTGGCCGGCGTTGGAAAGTGGGCCATAGATCGAACTTGCCAACAGCCGATCCATGAACGAAACATTGGCGGAAGTCACCAATTCGGCCGCCCAACCCGCCACCGTGGTTTGCGCCGGGTTGACCGCGGCGCGCAACACCACGTTCATGGCTTCATCGTTGAGATGCCGGCCGCGATCGTATTCGCGCGCAATCTTTTCGATCGGTTCGCGAAGCGATTGCGCGGACGTCCAGATCGCCAACGAGCGGAACAGGTGTTCGTGCGGTTCAATCTGCTTTTTCGGCACCGCGAACACTTGCGGCTTGGCCGGCGGCAGAATTTCGCCGGATTTGGCCGGCGGTTCGTTGCCGTTGATCGGCGGCATGATCGCGCGCTCGGCACGCTGCAGGCGTTCAACGTCCTTTTGCGCGACTTCGATTTCATCCGGCAAGGCGCCGAATTGAGTTTGTTCCTCCTCGTCCAATTCGTCTTTCTTGGACAAGTCGGCAAGCCGATCGCGCATTGCGGTGACCCGCTGTTGCGCGGCGGTAATCTTTTGTGAAAGCGTCATCGGAACCGCCTTTAGTTGGCGGTGGGTTTCGGCTGACACGCCGGCGGCCGCGGCTGTTCGTTCAAGGCGTTCGATGGCGGACACGCCCAACACCTTGGCGACAACATCACGCGGAAATTGTTTGGCGATCGCCAACGCATTGGCGTTGGCCGGCACACTGACAAGCGAGCATTCCAGCAATTCGCTTTGCACGAACCGGTAGCCGTTTTCGTTCTTGCCTAGCGGTTCGATTTTTTTCGGCTGGAAGCCAACCGACACCGCGCGCAAGATGCCTTGCCGCACCAGTGCGCGCACCATGTTGACGATCGGCGTATCCGGGTCGCGTTCGGCCAGATCGAGCCGGCCGACAAGGCGGCCGTTCTCAATTCGCACATCGCGCCAGGTGCCGATCACCGCGTTGCGTTCGTGGTTGAACAGCGCAATGGGGTTGCGATCGGGCGCAAAGTTTTTCAAATCCCATCCGGTTTGATCGATCACATCGCCGCACCGATCCACCGATGCATCGGACATGACGAATTCCAGCGGATCGCCACCGGGCGGTGGCGCCGCGCGTTCGTGGTATTTCATGGCTGGATTTTCCGTCTAGGCGATCAACGCCGCGGTTTCGATTGGCGTTTGGCCCGATACCTTCAAGCCGCCGATCGCCATCAAGGCGGCCACCGCCAAGTCAATTCGGCCGTACAGCCGGCGCTTTTCCGGCTTGCGGTTTTGTGCCGGCGCGCCGGGCGCATGAACCAACGTGGTGTTGGCGATGCACCAGCGCAACACCGGATGCGCACCGTGAACAATCCGGCTTTCGGTGGCCGCCACTTCGAACGCCGCCACCGCAGGTGAGAACGATTTCCAGCCCTGCACGAACGGCACCAACGGCAACACCGCGCCAAGCTTGTCGAGGTGTTGGCGCAAAGCATTAATGTTCCAACTATCGTAGGCGATCGAAACAAGGTCCATGCCTTCAACCGCCTGCAAAATATCCGATAACACATAGGCGTAATCGATCGCCAAGCCGGGCGTGGCGCGCAAGAAACCCTGGCGGTGCCAAACGTCGTACGGCGCGCCATCGCGCGCGGTGCGTAGCGCCAAGGTTTTTTCCGGTGTCCATGCCAGCGGCTTCAAATGCATCCGGCCGCGGTCATCCTCCGCCGCCAGCACGAACGCGGTCAGATCGAGCCGCGCCGACAGGTCCAGCCCGCCGAACACCGGCCGGCCATCGGTGAATATGGTTTCGTCCACCGCTTCGTTGCCAAGCGCCCAAACGGTCGGCGTGCAAAGCAATTCGGCTTGCGCGGCGATGCGCTGGTTGCAGCGCAAATTGCGGAACGCGCTTTCCGCCGATGGCAACCGCCGCGCTTGCTTGGCTTCGTTGAAAATCGATTTTGCATCGAGGAAAATGCCAAGCGCCGGATTGCACGCCCGGATCACCGCTTCATCGAACACGTCCGCCTCAGCCGGCGCGCAAACCAAATCCACCACCACGCTTGGGTCATTGCTGGCCAGGCCGTCATCGATCAACTGGCTTAGCGGGTGTTCGTCATCCTCGGCTTGGGTTGAAAGCACAATGCCCAAGGTGCGCTTGCGCTTGCCGCTTCCGGTGATCAGCGCATCCAGCAAGCGCCGATCGTTGGTGCGCGCCAATTCGTCATAACCCCAAAATGACGGTGCCAAACCGTGGCCGGCTTTGTGGTCGGCCGAAAGCGCCTCATAGCGCGAACCGATGCCCGGCCCGCTGATAACTTCAATCATGCGCCGTTGGCTACCGCGCCGGATATAAACCGCGGCGCCCAATTCATCCACCGCGGCAATCACCGCGCTCATTTCCTCAAAAATGATCGCCGCCTGTTGCCGATCAACGCCGGCCGAATAACACTCGCCGCGCGGTTCGGCTTCCGGCCCCAACAAGTGGCACAACATCAAGCCGGCAACCAAGCCGGTTTTGCCGTTGCCGCGCGGTTCGGAATGCACCGCCAAGCGAACATCGGTGGCACCATAAACACGTTCGATGAATTGCCGTTGGTTCGGCAACAACTTGAATTTGCGGCCGATCAAGATGCCTTTGGTGATCGGTAAAAATTCAAGAAAAGCGATCACGCGATCAGCACGCGACAATCCTTTTTTTTGCCACGGCAATTTTCGCTTGCGTTTGCCGTTCAATCGAAGTGCAGCTTCGCGCTGCAATCGTGTTGAATTAGCGGTGCCGGTCATTCGATGCTTAAGGGCTCTTTTTGAC